CCTCTATTAAATCTCCCCCGAATATAATATAACTCTTGGGGGTTTCCATTATTAGCTCAATCTCTTGAAAGAACCTCTCATGGTTTGTTCTGGGATGCCAAGCGTGTAAGTCCCCTATGAAGTTAAGAATTGCGTGGTCTGGTACTGTAACTCTCACTCCCCCCTGGGCTTGAGGGGAAAACTCTCTTGCATCTTTAGAACGGGCAACAGCGATAGTGGCATAGTCCTTGAAAGTTTTCCTTTCTGGAGCGCCCTCAATTACTGGAGGTAGTTGCCCATCAAGTGCGAGTTTCCGCTTGACTTGTGATTCTGTCTTAAACTCACCACTCGGATAATACAATCCGCTTAATCTTTCGCCCATTTATCCACCTTTCTTGACATTAGTTGGCAGTCTATGATACCATTTGCTAGAAAAGGGCTAGAACCTTAGCAGGTTTACCCTTCCTTAATGGATGGCACTTCTAGCCTTTTTCTTTTAATATCTAAAATATTAACTCTTGAACCTACTTACTAAATCCGCTCCACCTTCTATAAATACATAACTAGCAACCATGATTAATATCTTGTCTAATTCTGCTTGAGTTAATCCCCACTCAAAACTTCTATTAAAAGCAACTAACAATCCCGCCGCTACCGTTAACCAAAACTTTCTACTCTTTAATTGTGCCGGTACTTTAAACTTCATAATATCACCCCCTCCACTTTCCTCTAATATAATCCCACGTTAAATTTATACATAAGGTCGCAATTCCTACTGCTAGGGCTATCTTCCCTTTAATGTTATTCTGCCATGCTTCAATAGTGGTAATTCTTGTCCCAAGTTCTTTAACCATTTCACAATGCTTATCATCCATCTTATCCAACTTATCCTCCATTCGGTCGGCTACTTCAAAAACATCTCTGATAGTTACTCTACCGTTTGCCATTACAAGTAGCTCCTTATTGTTTGTCTTTGCTTCCTATTAAGTCCATAAAAGTGAACCTTGCAGTGGCAGCTATTACAAATCGGTGCTAAATTTTTAATCCGATTGTCTTTTGAATCTTCGTTTAAGTGGTGAATATTTAAAGGAGTCAGCCTCTCATGTTCTTTCCCGCATAATGGGCATTTCTCCCCAAAAGTGTCTAGGAGAAGCTCTCTTGTTTTTGGGGTAACCGCAAACCTATCGGCAGTTGACCTTTCTCTGCGGAATAGGGTACTGCACTTAATAGAGCAGAAATTATTTCCACTCTCGCTTAAAGATTTTCTCGTCCTGATAATCTTCTTACGACAATGGGAGCAGTAGAGTTCAACTCTTGTGTCTCTGGTCTTATCACGGCACTTAGGAGAGCAAGTCTTTTGTCCCTTACTAGGAATATACTTCTTACTGCAAACTTTGCACTTAACCGCCTTCTTATTAAACTGTTCCTTTAAATACTCTTTCTTACAAAGAGAACACCTGGTTGGCTTCAAATTCTCGGCTAAAATTCGCCTATCACACTCCATACAATTGTTCCAATATATCTTAGCCATTCTTGCCTACTATTCTAGCAAATATTTCTTTTAAAAGCTCTCTGACCGTCGCCTTAGTAATTGACTCTCCAAGTTTCTTTTCGTACCAAGCTTTGTAATTAGCCTTTTCTCCGCTTAATACTTGGTTTTGTTCGGTTAATTTCTTGATCCTAGAATTTGCAGTCTTTAGGCTAGACTGACAAAAAAGGTTACCTTCCTCTAATTTGCCTATTATGTCGTTTAATTCACCCTCTTTTTTTCTCAAACTTTTCAGATCAGTTTCCGCACTAATTAAGTCATTCCCTTTCTCTACTAATTGGTTCATTAAGGATTTTACCTTATTTAAGATTATAATTTGGTGTTCGTTTATCATTTCTTGGTAAGTAACAACAAATAATTCTCGCTCCTTTACTATCGTTACAGCTTTTACATAATGGTTGGATGTTACTAATGTCGTCTGTCCCCCCATGCAATAGTGGAACAATATGGTCTTCTGTTAATTTAATTTCTGGTTCTATTATCCCACAAGCTGGACAAGTGAAATTATACTTTGTCTTTAAATTCAGCCACTCTTCCCAAGTATGGCTTCCACCGTTTTCCCTCTTTCTTGCCCTCCTTCTTGCCTCAAGATACCTATGATAATCTCTCGGGTCTTTTGTACTCCTGCCATCAATCCAAAGATAACTCTTGTTGCCAGATAGGGCTATACTTATTTTCCTTTTTGTCTCTTTCGACAATTTTTTACCAAACATTGGGTTACCTTTTCCAGTCCTGGCCATCGCCATTTTCGCTACCCTTGAGTCATTCCCTTTGGTTAGGCCTTTATTCCATGAAGATCCATGAGATTTTCCCTTGTTCGCTAACCCAATCTTCTTCTTGGTTTCTTCTGAAACATGATGCCCTATCATTCCATCTATCATCTTTTTTCTAAAAGATGGTTTCTGCCAGTTCTTTTCAGAGGAGATACTACATTTCCTCTTGAAATCATCATTCATTGTTTTCCCCTTATTCCATGGAGTATATCCTTTTAAGAACCCTTTTGTCCCGCTAGGCATCTAAAAGCACCCCCTCTAGTTTAATGACAAATTCTTCGTATTCCTTAATTATAGACATAAGCTTTTTGTGTTGTTTAAGACATTCTGATAATGCATCCATGTTTCCTCCTTTTGGCCTAAGCCAACCAACTACATTATTATAATTATGTTTTTGTATATGACAACCAGTGCCAACAGGCCAATTCTGGTCAAAAGAATTAAATGAATTAACATTGCCATCTATAAAAACAGAAATATGTCCATACTTTCCGATGTCAAAGATCATGATATCGCCTTTTAGTGGAATACCAGTCGGGGTATTCTGAATCCATTCATATTCGTCCCCAACGACTTCTGGGAAGAATATGGCGTTTGTCCACTTGATTACTGGAAGCCCCAGAACATCCCTTATGTAACCATTTACTAGGTCAACACACTGGTTTAATGCTCCAGGACTTCCAGTAACCTCTAGTTTCTTACCAGTCCACTTTTTTATAAACTCATTTAGTGTCATTTAAACAACCTCATAGGTTTTATATTTCGTAACTTCCACTAGCCCCGACACTTATTGCCGCTAAACCCCAGTTAGCCCCGTCATATCTGAAAAGAGCGATATGCGTGGCGTCAACATTCATTGAACCAAGGGCAATCCATGTAATCCCGCCCGTATATGCCCATCCGTGAAATGTCTGCCAATTAGCTGTTGCCTGTAATAAATTCACTGGGGCAGTAAAATAAATTTGTATATCTGTTGTCCCCCCAGTTGTTAAATTAGTTTTAAGCTGACAGGTTAGGGTTTTTCCGCTAATTCTAAATCTAGCTAAGTGGTTAGTTACGCTAGTGGTTGTTAATGAACCCCTCCCAGTCCAAGTTGGCGTCCAATCAAACCAATCAGGAAAGCCTTGCGGATTTTCTACTTTAGAATAATAATTAGCTGATATTGCCGCATCAACCAAAGTGTAACTAGTTCCTGCTGTAATCGTCAAAACCGTATCAGCCACTCCAACAATAGAAAAATATTTTACTGTTGTTTGGGTTAGTTTAATTTTATCCCCTTTTGCATATTTGGCCGCCCCTCCTGCTGGTATTGTTATTGTAGTAGCCGAAGCATAAGTCCAGGTTTGTTCTGCTGGCATCCAGGCATCCCAGCCAGCCACTCTGCCATCTTTAATTAAAAGACCATCAATAGTTACCCCTGCCGCCGCTGTTTTTTCATTGACTACATCTGTCGTTACTTCACCATCCTTTAGTAATACACCATCAACTGTAACTCCTGTGGCTGCTGTTTTTTCTGCCACCACATCTGTTGAGACTGTTCCTGAAGCTGTAACATCACTAGCGGTAATATCAGTATGTAAACCTAGTTGGTTGTGTTGTACTAAAATTCCATCTACAAAGTCATCCCACATATTGCTGGTAAGTAATATTTCTACTACTGAACCTGCTGCATGGGCTTGGGCTGTTCCTTCTACTCCACGAGTACAAGTAACCAAGTTGGTACCCGATACCACGCCCGTTACTGTTTCTTCTGCTGTAGGGGTTGCTGTTCCGTTGGCATCTACCCTATTGATAACCGCATCTATTGCCGTATCTGTAGGTAAATTAGTAACTGAAGATAAAGGTACGGTAGTAGTTGAAGCATCAGCTACGCTTCCTGACCCTATCTGTCCTGTCCATTTTCTCGCTCCTTTTTTAAATTTGTCTGTATTTAAAGCTGCCATGTTTTTTTCACTTCCTTTATGAAATCCAAGCGCTAGGTAGCTTCCTTGGTAGGAGTCTCCCTTTTGCCTGTAAACTTAAAATGCTATAACTTGTATCTGCTGTCGTACTTGAAACCTTGAACTGAATTGAGTAAATCTTTGCCCTTTTCCTAATTGCCGCTTTAGTAGTAGCTTGAGCAAATGTACTTGGGGATGCTAGTAAGTAAATAGTCCAAGCATCAGTTCCTCCACTAACACTCGCATTAGTTGAAGTAAAATAATTCTCACCAAAACCATCACTCCCTATACCTGTATCAGCTCCAAAGTCCGTAATTGTAGTTGAGGCTAGAGTTGTAAAGCTGTCGTTCTTACCCACACCCAATACTTGAAAACTAACCGATCCTCTTGGTCTCCCTAGCTCTAGAATTACCTCTTTTAAGCTCATAACATCTGTCTTAGTGTCAGACACAGGAATCAAAGGTGAGATGTATGATTGGTAAAAAGCCACTCCCAAGTCATTCATCACATTCTCCGATAGTTCAATTAGCTGATTTCCCGTTATCGGGATATAAAGTAGCCTAGTGTCGTTATTGCTATCCGTATATTCTAGGAATTGTTTAGCGCCTATTGTCCAATCTGCCACCCAGTTTCTCCTCTCGGTATCGTAAATTATCATCTTGTCATTACCAGATGAGGAAGTAGGCACGGAAATAAATATCTTAGCATCGTAGAAGTAAGCACAAATATCATCTATCCCTCCACCCCACAGGCTTCGCCAGTAAGGTCTAATATTTGAGGATAATTCTTGTGTTCTTAAAATACCATAGTAGTTTCTCTCAGGCCCTAAAGAAAACCATCCTTTTCGGTTAGGGAAGGCTATGTCGTTTTCCGTACCCACTACTCCTGAAACTGATTCTGTTCCAAAAGAGCCAACCACCTTAGTAGCGGTAGGGATTGCAAAAACAGTATCTCCAACAGTAACAGTTCCCATACTTATTTGCCAAATCGCTCCCTTACCATCAGGAGTCCTACATAATGCCGTTGCCCGACTATCTCCAGTTCCACTCTGATAGTGTTTCACTGCTATTGGTAACTCTCTTCCCCCTTTTTCCAAGTCAATAAATCCTCCCCCATAGAAGTCTGAGAAGTTCCCCATGTCCTGACCAGTTCCTGACCAATAAACGGTATATAAAGAACCGCTATCGTTAGTAGCCCATATCCGATTACCTGATACGCACATAGATATAAACTTCGGCGCACCAGTATAGTTAGAATCAGGCACTTCCACATATTCGTTAATCTCCAGTGAACCATCATCAGTATAATCAGTAGTACCAGCAACGACTGAAGTCAATAACAGCCCCTTCCCCTCCTCGTCTGAAATGTACAGTTGATACCTCGTTGCACTAGCCACCGCATCCCAAGACCAAGATATTCCCTTATCAGTAGCTGCCACCCAAGTGTCCCTATCCTTATTACAAGCGATTGAAACCTCAGTTGAACCTTCTGTTTCGCCTACAGCGTTTAAGGCTGTTACTTGAGCGTAGTAGGTATAGGTGCCACTAGCTAGCCCAGAGGTTACTAAAGAGGCTGAGAGGTTCTCTGGTGCAGCCAAGGCAGTATAAGTAGTGAGGTCTGACCCATCATATCTTGCCAAAGAGTCAGTTCCGTTAGCAATATATAAGTAACCAGCAATTTGCATGAAATAGCACTTAGTTCCAGCAGTGAAAGTAGCTCCAGTAATTTCCGTTATACTACCGCCATCAGAAGAGCTATAAGCCTTCCCCCCAGCAATAGTAACTAGCTCGGTAGAGGCATCTGACTTAACATATTCCTGCGCTCCATCAATCGTAGTTCCATGATCTGCTCCATAAACCTTAGTTCCCCACCTAGTTTTCCAAATAGCATCTTGGACTTGGATCATGTTCACATTCTCAACTGCAAACTTAGTGGGCATCCTAGCCTCGTCTACTAGCTTGTTTGAGCCACCAGAAAAGTCGTCAACATTTATCTTTAGCTCTTTAGACCTTACTTTACTAGGTGTGAATTTCATTTAATTAAATCCTGATTCGGTCATATTAACAAGCCCACTCACCTGATAATTAGCCCCCATCATATTTTTAGTTTTCATCGCTTCTAGCTTTTGAGAAGCAATAAGCACTTCATCAGAATTTCCCTCTTCCTTTTTAAGCTCTGATAAAGCATAGTAAACCACAAACATCGGGTCTCCCATCTCAAAGGTATCTGCTCCTGTGGTTAGCTTGTCTGCTGTTTTGTAATATTCGTAGTTAATAGTTTCCCCACCAATCATGTTTACATTAGGATTAAACTCTAGTTTAGAGCCTGTAAAGTAACACCAGTGTCCGGTACCACTAGAACCAAGCTGCATCTCTTCTTTTGCAATTACCTGATAAGCGGTCTTAGCAGTTCCAGTTCCCAACCAAACAAACCCCGAAGCTGGGAATACAAAATCATCAGGTACATCATAAGAATTGGTAGCTGCTGCTGTAGTTTTGTCTCCAGTTGAAGCATCTGCCAAGAAAACGAATAATTCCCTCCATAACACCCCTTCCTCGTTTTCCCAAATATTGATTCCTATATTAAATAGCGCAGTCCAAACTGTGTAATCTTCGTCAGAAGAACCAGGCGCTGTGCTATCACTCTCGTAAAGAGCATTTAAGTAATCAACTGCATCGTCTAAGTCTGTTAATACTTTAGCCAAGCTCACCTCCTATCTTTCCAATAAAAAAAGGCACGACTAGTGTCGCACCTATCCCATCACTCACTGAGTATTGGTAATTCATTATAGCAGTTTAACTCCTTGTGTCAAGCCTTTTATTTCCTTAATCTTAAAGGCGGGTGCCCTGTAAGTTGGCATAGCAATCTTAATCTGCTTAGGCGCTCTCATACTTGGAGGCTTGGGCAAACTTGAAATCTTGAACTTAGGCGTTTTGGTAAACTTAATCCCTTTAAGCGCTTTCGGTTTAGATGTCTTTTTGATTGATACTTTCTTGGCAGTACTGCCTCGCTTATTATAGTCGTTTATTTTCTTTCTTAGTTCACTATCGCTTCCTGTATAGGAGTAAACATCAATTCCATAGTTTTCTTTAATGTACTCAGCTGTTCCTGTCTTACCTGTGGTTAGTACCCCCGTATCCCACATTTTGTTGATAATATCTTGACTTAAAGCATTGTTAGCCACATACGAAGTTCCGTATTTAGTCTTAGTTACATCTCCTAATTGACCATTCTTGCGGTACTCTACATCAAGATGCGCTCCGTAAGTGTTTCCGGTATCTCCACTCAAACCTACTAAGTCGCCCTGTTTTAATACCTGTCCTTTTTGAGCACTAACTCCTGATAAATGTGAGAACCTTAAAGACTCACCTTGAGGGTTTTGCACAATGACTGAGTTACCGTAACCTTTGTTAGCTCCTTTACCTGAGCCTCCACCTGAGACTTCAGTTACCTTCCAAGTCCCTTGAGGGATAGTTACTGGCGTTCCTGGTCTTGCTCTAAGATCAGCCCCAGTATTTACTCCACCGCTAAACTTCTCTACGCTAGGATTGTAGTTCCCAAAGCCTTGAGTGATAACTACCCTTCCTCCTGTATCAGCCCCTTCAATAGCTTTCTGTATTTCCTCGGCAGCCCAATCTCCTCTTTCATCTACATTCATTCCTCCACCAGACTTATAAGTATCTAGTTGAAACTCAAATACCTTTTCGGGTTGATCTGATTCAATTTTATTGACCATTTCCTCGGCATATCTCTTATCCCTATTAAGATCGTAGAGTTTGTCTTTCTTTTGATCGTCAGTTAAGTCGGCATAATCAATCTTAGTTTTCTTATCATCATAAGCCTCAAGTGTTTTCTTGTGCTGCTTATATAGCACGCCAAGTTCTTTAGCATCAGTTGGGAGACCTACCTTAATGTCGGGCATAGTCCCTGCCTCTTTCAGTTCCTTGTCAGTCTTATCATCTTTCCGTCTTTGGATCTGCATTTTCCCGTAATCAGAACCTTGCTCAAGAAATTCTTTGGTTTGATTTTCTCCAAAGGCTGACCTACCCTCTTTGTAGTATTGCTTAACATCAGGCAAGGCGTTCTTGCCAAACACCCCTCCTAAAATCTTAATTGGCAAACTGGTCTTATCACCATAGAATCTAGCTCTTCCTGAAGGCGTAAAGTCGTAACCCTCAGAGGCTTGTAAACCTTCTGTGGTTCTTACTTGCTGTGTTCCTGCTGGCATAACATTCTGCATTAACATTCTTTTAGCTTTCTTTTCTTTAGTTTCGTCTGACCAATCTTCTTGAGATAATTCAAACAATCTCATTGGGAGCGTAAATGCTGGTCCAGGGGATAGCGGAACAAGTTGTTCAACGGCATATTTCACTGGTAATCCAGTCAGAGCAACTATAATTGCCGAATTTAATAGTGAGGATGCTGACAAGCCAATAGCCTTCTTAACTTCTTTGTTCTTTAAAGCCTCAGCGATAGAGTTGGTATTTTTAAGTGTGTATTGACCGTATTGAAGTAGCAACCTACCCCACCACTTCTCAAATATTTTAGCTCGGTTATTTTTACTAGCAACATGACCATA